TACAGACGCAGTGTACTTTCTGCTGCGTGGAAACATGCCATGCGACACGATGTTATGATTCACAACCCAATCAGTTTGGTAAAGACTGAAGTACCTGAACCCCGTAGGGTACACTGGACTCGTGAACAAGTGTCTATCTTTCTTGACACTGCTTACAGCGACTTTCGTTGGCGCAGCATTGGACTAATCGTTCATATGGCATACGATTGGGGTCAGCGTGTAGGAGATATTCGGCTTCTTACATGGAATAGTTTAGACCTAAACCAATGTCGTATTGATATGATACAAAGCAAACGTAATGCAGAGATTCACCTCCCGATCTCTCAGGGTTTGTGTTCGATGCTGCGTCAGCAGAAGGAAGACTTTGGGTTTCAAGAGTACGTTGCTCCCAGGATAAAGCCTAGAGCAGGTGCTTACACACCCTACGACAAAGAAGAAATATCTAATCTAATCAACGTACTACTAGATGAAGCTAACCTACCACGTGAGCTTACAGCTATGGATCTAAGGCGTACTGCTGTTACAGAAATGATGGAGGGTGGTGCTGACTTAGTAGGTATCATGCAGGTAACAGGACATAAGAACACAGCATCAGTCAAGCCATACATGGTCAACACATTTAGTGGTGCAAGTAAGGCACTAGAAGCGAGAGGAGTTAAGCATGGTGTACGTGAGGAAGACTAACATAAGAGAGTTTATTAATGGACTTGACCTCAAGGATGGTGAGCGTCACAGATGTGATTGCCCTGCCCCTGACTGTCGAGGTAAGAATACATTTACTGTAGCTAATATATTTGGTGACATAAAGTACAACTGTTTCAAGCTAGGCTGTAGGGTTGGTGGTATATACGACACTGGCATGACAGCAGCAGAGATATTTCTACACATGAATGATCTACAGTTCAAACGTGCTTACACAAAGATAAAGAAGGAGAAAGAAACTATGGAGATACCTGAGTATGTGGTGACACCCAAAGCAACACACACCAAGCACCAACGCTACATAAGACGTTGGGGTATAGCGTTGGGTGACACTATGTATGATGTCAAAGACGAGCGTGTAGTCTTTCCTATCAAGCATGAAGGTAGGATCGTTGACGCTGTAGGTAGGGCAGTAGGTAAGAAGCAGAACCCTAAGTGGTATCGCTATACAGGTGAGGCAGACTACTACACAATAGGTAATGGCTCTACCCTGCTTATAGTTGAGGACGTTGTGTCTGCTGTTGTTGCTACCCAGGAGCTACCGTATGTTACAGCTATGGCTATCCTGGGTACGTCAATGAACCCCAAACACTTTGAGAAGATAGGAGAGTATGACAAAGTAATCATAGCACTTGACCCTGACGCTATTGGCAAGACAGTAGAGTATCGCAGAGAGATAGAGTTGTGGACGGGACGTAAGACAACTGCTATGAATCTAATGGATGATATAAAGTATCGTGAGTATGAAGACTTAGAGAAACTAAAGGAGTTATGTAATGAGATTAGCAATAGTGATTGATGTGGATGGTGACATCATGTATGTACCAGAGGGTAAAGTGTTTCCAAACTTTCCCAAGCCTAAACTGTTTGACAATCTTGAAGATGCACAGGAAGAGTGCGCTAAGTGGAACACTGGTATAATAGTTGACTTTGATAACAACAATAAAACCGTACCAATAGTTAGATCGTTTGATGATGATGAACGTCAACGTGCTAAAGAAAGAGCTAAGGCAAATAATGTTTACCGTTGAGTTTGAGCATGATGCATCTATCATTAGAACGATGGATGAGTCTGCTACGTTTGAAGATGTAGAAGTCATTATAGGTGATGAAGGTATAGTTTATATGCGACAGTATGAGGATACTGAGAAAGCTTATCAAATGTTAATGTTGACATATCAACAATTACTTGATATTGCTGCATCCATAAGGACACCAGAGGGAATGCACAAGATTGTGCGAGGAGAAAATAGACATGATGGAACTAGCATTAGTAAAGACTCTGTTAAGTAGAGAGTTTTACGATCAGCATAAAGGGATACGCTGCCCTGACAAGATCTTCACTAAAGATGTACGCAAGATTAAGCAAGCACTAGATGCAGCTATGGAAACATACGAAGGTGACCTTACAGTGTCAGACCTACATGCTGTATTCAATAGAGTAAACGCAAGCATGACCACCGCTACACGTACAGCCTACGAGGATCTGTTCAAGCGTATCGAGATAGCTGAACCTATCAAGGGTGAGATAGCAGAGGACACATTGTCGCAGTTGTTTCAGCAGCACGTTGGTGACCTTGTAGCTAACCTTGGCTTTGACTTTGTTAATGGTGCAGAGAATAGTCTTGAACCTTTACGTCAACTATTAGAGGAATACAAAGATGACTTTACTCCAAATCTTCGTGTCGAGTGGGATGATCATAGTCTTGATACTATCCTTGAGGTTACGGCACTTGAATCAAAATGGAAGTTCAACATATCCAGTCTGGCTCGTAGGGTGGAAGGTATCAGTGGCGGTCATCTTATCTTGGTTGGCGCTCGTCCTAATACTGGTAAAACTAGTTTTCACGCCTCTTTGGTAGCAGCAGATGGTGGCTTTGCACAACAAGGAGCAAAGGTTACAGTACTGTGTAATGAAGAAGCTTACACACGTGTAGCTGCACGATACATCAGTGCCTCATCTAACATGACTATGGGTGAGGTCAGAGGTAACAAGGCTCTAGCTAACAAGAGATACCACCCTGTGTCAGAGAACATACAGTTCAAGGATAGCACAGGTAAGGGTATGGACTGGGTTGAGTCAGTAGTAAAGTATGAACGTCCTGATATACTTATCCTGGATATGGGTGACAAGTTTGCCGACATCAGGTCAGAACGATCAGACATAACACTCAAGGCAGCAGCTATCCATGCACGTAACATAGCCAAGCAGTATGACTGTGCTGTGGTATGGATGTCTCAGCTATCAGCAGAAGCAGAGGGCAGGGCTGACCTTAACCAGGCTATGATGGAAGGTAGTAAGACAGGCAAGGCAGCAGAGGCTGACCTCATGGTACTAATAGGTAAGACACAACAAGCAGAAGGAGAAGAGGATGACCCTATCAGATACTTAAACATAGCCAAGAACAAACTGAATGGCTTTCAAGGTAAGATTACTTGTGTGCTTGACGGTTCAAGATCAGTGTACTCAGCATGAGGTTAGTGCTAGACGTAGAGAATACGACAACAAAGCGTGATGATAAGTCACACATGGACCCATTTGAACCTGACAACTATCTAGTACAGGTAGGCTATCTTGATGCCGATGATCCTGAAGCTTCACTTACTATCAAGACACTAGATCACAACGAATCAAAAGATGACACAGGCTTTCAACGATTAGACATACAGTGGACACTAGACAATACCAAGCTACTGATTATGCACAACGCACAGCACGACTTAATGTGGCTGTGGGAGTGTGGATACAGATATGACGGTGACATCTATGACACTATGCTTGGTGAGTATATACTAGATCGTGGGCAGAGAAGAGGTCTAAGCCTTGAGGCTTGTGCAGAACGTAGGCAGTTAACATATACGAAGCAAGACACATTAAAGAAATATTATAAGGAAGGAAAGAACACAAATGAAATACCTTATGAGGAGCTTTGTACTTATCTCAGGTATGACTTGCTTACTACTTGCGAGTTGTTCCACGCCCAACAAAAAGATTACAGCAAACCCGATGCCGCCTCTCTCGATACCATTAAACGTGTTACCTTCCGAACCTGTAAAACCCTTACAGAAATCTATATGGCAGGGTTCAAAGTCGATCTTCAAGAGTTGGAGCGAGTAGCAAAGGAGTACGAGAATGAGAAAGCTGAGATCGAAGCACGTCTGCAAAAGAAAGTCAGGGAGCTTATGGGCGACACTCCGATCAACCTTCGGTCACCTGAGCAGAAATCGCAAGTCCTCTTTAGCAGAAGGGTACATGACAAGAAGGAATGGTCTGATCTCTTCGAGTTCACACAAACACAAGAAGAGTTTAAGGATGCCGTTGCAGCCAACTCCTCACCAATCTACAGGACAACGGCTTACACCTGCACAAGTTGCGAAGGGCAAGGTAAGATATTCAGAACTAAGAAAGATGGAACAAAGTTTGCAAGAGCTAACAGATGCAAGGATTGTGATGCACAAGGGTACAGACTAAAGAACACACAACAAGTAGCAGGGCTACGCTTCACCGCACCAAACAAGAAGTGGGTTAGTGCTAATGGATTTAACACGGGTAAGGATGAGCTAGATGTACTATCTTCAACTGCTAAACAAAATAGAATGGACGAAGCTATCAGTTTCATTTCTGATCTTAAACGTCACAATGCTATCTCTTCTTATCTATCTTCTTTTGTCAACGGAATACGAGCATACACAAAAGACAGTGGATTCCTGCACGTTGGACTTACTCAAAGTATTACAGCAACAGGACGTTTCAGTGGTAGAAATCCCAACATGCAGAACATGCCAAGAGGAACTACATTCCCAGTAAAAAGAGTATTTGTATCAAGATTTGACAACGGATTAATTATGGAGGCCGACTTTGCACAACTCGAGTTTAGGACAGCAGCGTTCCTGGCACAGGATGAAACAGCGATGCAAGAGATTTCAACTGGTTTCG